TGTGCCGTGGTTGAACCAAACCTTACCAACACCTTGATCGGTATCAGTGGTTGTAGATTCAAATGTCATATCTAATCCAGCATCTGAACCCCTTGCACCTGTAGCTCCTGTTGACCCTGTTGAGCCAGTAGCACCCGTAGATCCTGTAGCTCCCGTGTCTCCAGTAACAACACCGAAAGTAAAGTCAAATGTAGCCGCACTAGATGAGCCAGAATTAGCTACTGCCGCTGTAGCAGAACCCCCCGCTCCAACATCACTAACAGAGGTTGATCCTATAGCTATGGTAGCGGCTGAACCTGTTGCACCCGTGGAACCAGTCGAGCCAGTAGAACCTGTAGAACCTGTAGGACCTGTCGCACCCGTATCTCCAGTAGCACCCTTATTTCCAGATCTTGCACAAATAACGAGAAGATCGTCAGAGGCAGATAAGGAACCATTGCTAGATACATGTGTTACAGGAACTTGAAGCCATCCTGTGTTATCTGTAACCGCAGACGTTATGGAATAAACCATAAAGGTAGCTGGAGTATCAGCTTTACGGATAGTTAGATACCCTTCATGAGTTGAATTTGTACCATCATCCCACGAAGCTATATAGTCTGAAATATCTGGATTACCACTATCAGCCGTAGTAGCATCAAATGCTATATTTGTAACTGAGGCGAGGGTGGCATTATCAAAGCGAATAGTACCTGCCCCAGGATCTGCCATCGTGGTTGAGGTAGCATAAGCATATTTGAATGCCCATCCAATAGATGAAGTTGCAGCACTACCAGCACTAGAAGATGCACTTGTAGCTGAAGCCGCAGCCGCCGTGGCACTAGTCGCAGCACTAGAAGCACTATTACTAGCCGCTGAAGCACTCTCCCCAGCCGTTGTAATATTAGGGGCTGAGGTAAATGTTTCGTCTTGTACTAGGGTTGTTTGAGTTCCTGCTGAGATAATTTTTGCCATTCACTTCCTTCTCCAAAGACAATATCATACACCTTTTCTATTCTATCAGAATATGTATGATGTGCAAGTACATGTTCCATACCTTGTTTAGCAATAAATTCCCTCTCCATTTCATTCTTTAAATAATATTGTGCTTTTTCTATAGCCTCGGTTGTATCACAATATGTAACAATGTGTTCTTCGTTTCGAAAAATTTTTGATAATGTGGGGACATTTTCACAAAGAACAAATGAGCCTGTAGCTGTAGCTTCAAACATCCTCATATTTATATCGTCATCAGCGGCTGTATTAATAACTACCCTAGACTGTCTATATATCTCCGCACACTCCTCAAACAGAGCAGTTCCAAAATAGAAATTAGGAAAAGCCTTGAATATGTCATGCAAGATTCGTGCCCTTTTCTCGAAAGTGACAAACCCAACAAATCCAACATCATATTTTTTGGAGCAAGAAGGTTGGTTAGGGTAGGCTTGTGGTTCGACTGCATGTGGAAGCCACACACTCTCCACCCCCTGTTCCTTAAATTCCTCCACCGCACGTTCTTGATTACAAAATACAAAATCAAATTCCCTAGCCTTATTTAATCTATAATCAAAACCTAGGTGAGTATCGGAGGTAACATAGACTGAGGGGTGGAGATTATGAACATTGATTGGTGTATAGGGGAGCATCTCTGTCAAGGCATCTTCTCCCCAATCTACCCACAAATATAAATCAAAGTGTTCATCAGGTGGTGGGTGTTGGGAGGAGAGATGTACAACCTCCCATCCCTTATTTTTCATAGCATTGGTCCAGTATAGTGGGGGACCATCATTTCTCCCTAACCTAGTTTCATAGAATGTGCAAACCCTCATTTGTCACTCCTTTCATACGTTGTTAAAATATTTTCCACTTCTAGTTTTTTAATCGTTTGAGCGTCATCTAACTTAGGTCTAACCCTACACTCCCAAAACTTCATGAACCCATGCTTCTTTATGAGTTGTTGATTGGTGAGGCGAGTACTTTCGTCACTATTCCACCCACCTGGTTTATCAGGTCCGCCGTGAACTTTTTCTCCAGTCTGGAAACCATGATGATATATAAAGATCGTGGGGAGATGGAGGAGATTATAGCCTTGATTTCTAGCTCGGATAGATAATTCAAGATCATCACCATGATAGAAAGCATCATCTATCCCACCAATCTTATCCAAGATCTCCCTATTATATAGGACACAAAACCCAATTAAGAAGGGTACATATTGTGCCCAAACACTACATCCAGACCAGATATTTTGGGACCCCATGACACAGTTAGAGGAGGGACCTACTGCAGCACAATTTTCATGTACCGACAGTACCCTAACCATGTCACGGAGCCATTTGTGTGAACTTAAAGGTACATATATATCATCATTAGCAAAAAGGACATACTTTGAATTTGAATGTTCCAGGCCATATTTAAGCCCCCCTGTCCATCCTAGGTTTGTTGGGGGAGTTACGACCTTAATCCCATCTTCTTCCAGCATATCATGGAGAGGAGCTTTTCCATTATTGACAATGATGAATTTCATGGAATAATTATTCCTAGTCATCCTCATTGACCCAATACATTGCCTTAATTGTCTTAAATTGTCAAAGGTGGGGATTATTATATCAACCCACTCATCCTGTAGTTTTGTTGTATTTGTCAAGATCCCCCCTCTCTTCTCTCATTTCGTTAACATCACTCTCTGCTTCATAAACTGCTTCTGTTATTACTTTGGGATAGCCCAAATGCCCTAGTTTACAGGCCGTATCCATATATACTCCAAACCCATTCTCTCCAGCCTTGTGACAAAACCATATATCCTCTCCCGCACCCGTTGTAGACATGAAATAAGGCTTAGCCATGGATTTTAAGACCTTGGTCTTGATTAGGACAGCCCCAAACCCAACTGCATCACACTTAACCAATTTGTCTTTAGGATAATTTGGAACAACATGATTAACATAAAAATGTTCTTGTCTCATGTTATCCCACCCCTTCTCTAAATTATATATTACAGGTTTATGGGGGGCAGATCTTGAAAAGGCAAGGGGTGCAATAATATCAACATCATGCTTGACTAATTGTTCAAATAGGTCTAGGGGAGTGAGCATGTCATCATCAACCATAAATAAATAGTCAAAACCCTCATCCCTAGCATGTTCTGCAAGGTGTTCCCTAGCAAGCGGGGTTAAGACTTGACCAACTGAGGCTATGGAAAATTGATACTCAACACCATCAGGTATGTCAAATTTAGTCCCTCCATACTCCCTGTGTCCAAAGTGAGACAGAGTTTGTAGGTTTCCCAAATGGAAACACATTTCGAGTCTGTTGTCATAAGCCTGACATTCAGTATGTCCTTCATTGGGAATGCCAAAAAGGACTTTGATTATTTTGTTAGTAGAGGGAGAGTGCATTTTTCACCTCCCACCACCACAATTTTAAATGTTCCGGGATTGTTAAATTGACTGCAGGTTTAAGCGTGTGTGAGTGGTGTTCTCGAATATACCACGGATTGACTAGGACTAAGGCACAAGACCAACACCTCAATATCCTTTTATAAGGTTTTACTTTCATCTCTCCCTCCGAAGATATAGCCCCCTCCAATTAAAGAGGGGGCTATTTTGATTAGATAGCTCGAACGAATCCTTTCGACCAAGCTAAGCCAGAAACACCTACCGTATCCCACTGTTGAACATACTTCCAACCGTAAGTTGACATAGCCTGTCCTGTAGGATGATGGGATGTAAACAACCCACCCGCTAGGTTCAAAGGACGATCACCATCAAAAATACCACAAGTGATACTCGTACCTTCATTAGACATCATGATGGAATCTACATAACCCCAATTTTGGACAAGACCATAGTCATTATCCGCAATATCTTGAGATGCGATCCCAGCGAAGTTGGAGAAATCACCTGCAGTAGCACTCGTCTTAACACACTGAATACCATCTGTAGATACTACCTCCCCAACAACACCACCTACATAACGAACACCAACACCAGTCGTCATAACATCACCATTAACATTATGTACGACAGTGAAAACCTTGTCAGCATCCTTCCTATTAACCTGATGTGAAAACATATTTTAATTCTCCTTAATTATGCAGTAATACCTTGCAATACACCAAGACGTCTGCGGTTATTGATAACAGTATTACCCTGGAATAGGATAAGTGCCGTAGAAACGTCTTGTCCGATAGGAGTCTGGAATCCAGGCTCAGCCATCTTCATATCAGCCTCGCTATGCACAACCCATTTCATATAACGCCTATTCAAAAAGTACATGTAACCAGATGTGGCATCCCTATCAAAGACTATAGGGCGATTTTTAAAGACTAGGTTTTCAAACCCAACATCACCAACCTTAGAGTCAGTATATCTACGTTGAGCAGTAAGTGTGTCTTCAAAACTCTCATAGACGGATTGGGTGGTCATAATCATGTCTGGACCAATGTTACCAATAGTCAAGTCATTAACCATAGTTCTCATCTTATCATAACCATTGGTTGCAAAAGAACCTACACCACTCACAACATTAGCTTTCCACCAAGAATAAGTAGCCGGAGCCAATCCACCTACCGTAGTCGTAGCAGAGATCAGGGTATCAAGACCATCAATATTCTTGGAATTATTACCCGTACCATCTTTATACGCATCCTGATTAAGACGTTCCTGCAGGGTCATTTCTGCCTGAGTAGTCTTAGCCTGAAGGAGGTTAATTAGAGCATGGCGGCCCTTATTATTCCGTTTCTGAATCCCTTCAATACCAATAGAGACTGAATATTGTGCCCAGTCAAAAGAGGCATTTGTCATTCCATCTTGCAGAGTCGTGTCAAGCATTTCAGAGCCTGAGTAGGAATCTACCGTGGAGTTAGTACCATACATGAGTGGCTCAACAATTCTCTCCCCACCTGTCAGTACTTTCTTAATTTGTCCATCTGGACCTTTTCCCGCCAATGCCTTACCCAACTTACCATTTAGATAAGAGAGGAGAGGAACATCGTCAAAGATATTGTCATGTAAAGTTCGTCCATATTCTGCCAAAGTCGTTGTTAGAAAGGCATCAATTGAACGTGTTTCAGATCTTGCTGGCATTTTTTAACTCCTTATATCCCCATTCTCTTAGCTGCTCTAGTAGCCGCCTCGAACATGTCCTTGGGTTTAGACCCTTTAGGACTAGATGAGGAAGTGGTTCTTGGTTTAGATACAGACCTTTGTCTCTTCTCCTTAACCTGTTCTTGGTAGGTTTCACCCATAAATTCGTCAAACCTGCCCTCAGTCCTGAGAGCTTTGAAGAAAAGATCCTCCATATCATCAAAACTTGGATTAATTAGTACGTTCCTAGGAAGGGACTCACTCACCTTCTTCATTGCGTCCAATGAATCAGCCCACCTATCTCCATACTTATCATCCATTTGCCCCATCAACTTCTCAACCCTGTCTACACGATGAGAGTCAACAATCGGATCAATCTCGCTTGTTTGGTATGATTGGAGAGACTTGTCCACGATAGACTGAGCTATCTTTTCAACCATCTCCACAGCCTTCTTACCTTCATCATCCATCTCATTGACGTTGACTCCGGCAATTTCCTGCTGTTGCACTCTTTTTATTGCTTCGGATATTTCTGGGTTGGAGGTGGCGTATTGTATCATTTCCGCCATCTTATCCACTCCACCATATTGAGAACTCTGCCTCTCCATGGATTCTAGACGTTCCTCTAGCTCCCGTGCATGTGTGGTTGATTGTGTATAGGCTCTCTGTATCTCCTTATACGATTTTGAATCCTCTGAGAACTCCTCTTCTGACGATTCCTGGTTCTCATCAGGCTCTTCGTCTACTTCTCCATCTAGAGATTGTCCTTCATCTTCCTCGGAACCAAAAAGATCATCTCCCTCGTCAAAGATATCTTCAGCTTCCCCTTGGTCAATTGCGGTTTCTCCTGTCATAATAAAACTCCTCTATTAAATTTAATTACTTGATCTCTGCTCCTTAAACCTTTTCGCTTTCTTCGTTATATTTTTAATCATGGAGGCTTTGTCAGAACTAGCTGGGGTGCTAGGATAAGGACCTTCCTTCAGGCGAGCCTCATGCATGGCCTTTGCTCGCTCTCTTTCCTTGTCAAAATCTGACAAAGCACCTGCTTCGTACTTCTTTTTTGCAGGCGATATACTATCCTGTTTACGCTGCTCAACCTGTTTCTTAGCCTTATCTGCAATTCCAAATATATCAATCATACCTAGAAATTTATCTAAGGTTGATTTTGGTTTTGGTTTTATGTTTGGTGGCATTATTTAAATCTCCTCATATCCTCGCTCCTTCATTAATGTTTGTCTATGTCCGGGACCTGTAACCATGGCCTCTAGACCTTCATCATATTGCTCCATAAATACATTGGGTCTGGAGTTTATAGTAATTAGGGTATGAGCAGGCCCCATACAACTGGAGCATCTCACAGTATCCTTGTCAACCAATGTAACATACTCCTCCCACTCCTTTCCACACCTATCACACTCATAATCATACAAGGGCATATCTAGTTCCCCTCTTTAGATTTCTGCCTATCACCAGCAGCCTTCATTAATATATCCATGACCTTAACCTCCCTATCAGCCCCTTTATCCGCAGACGCCATCGCACCCTTCCTACCATCCACGCCACCTTTAATCCTTGCCACCTCCACATCAGTTTGTGTTTTAAGCTGGGTTTTTTGTAGGTCAGTTTGGGTTTTAAGTCTAGGTTCTGCAAGAGCGGCCTCCATTTGTGCTTGTTGTGCTTGTTGTTGTTCCTGTTGAACTTGTTGCGGATCTCTCATCAATCTTGAAATATAAGAACCAAAACCACCCCACTCCAAAGCCAACTTAGTAACCTCTGTCTTGTCGATTAGGGGATTGGCTTGGGCGAATTGAACCAAGGCTCCCGCCTTTTGCATCCTCTCCTGTTCGTTGGTGGGTTGCGTAGATCCCACCTCAATCCCGAACGTATATTCCCCACTTATCATTTCCCTATCCACAGCCATGAAGGGGAATTTCTTCCCCCGTATGGCTTGGGGAGTGTCTTGGGAGATTGACTGGGCTTGGTCTTGGGTTACGGGGATTTCAGAATCTACAGGCAAGGTTTGTTGGGCTATCTTTAACATTTTTTTAATTACATTAGAGAGGAACCTTTCCACAATCATAGATCGTTCCGCCCGCCTTGACGAAATGCCCTGATTAATTAATTGACCTTCTTGAGCTGTTTGAAGTTTTTCCGCCCCTCCTGCTTCAAACTGGGCAATACCCACCTGTCTCATTATATCTTGTTTAATAAGACCTACAGTCTGGTACATGTCTTGTGATATTGTTGCATCCTTAACTACAGCAATAGCTGTGTTGGGATCACCCTTTGTTCTTATAGCAGAGCCAGAAGGACCGTGTGCCCACTTCTCCACCTCATCAGGCTTCACCCTCTTATCGTCATAGGCATATTTCCTGTCAGATATCCGCCCCACATGATCTACCATCTTAGATTCAAACCTGTTTAGAAAGTCTTGCTTGGCTTGGTATATGGCTGTGTCTGCTACAGGGTATGTTTCGTCTGGGTTGTAATTGAACCAAACCGATTCCAGGGGATAGGAATTACCATAGTCTAAGGGCCATGGTGTGTCTCTCAAAAATTTCTCATGACCCTCAACAAAAACAATAAGTCTTTGGTTCTTTTTATCCCAAATATCCCAACCCTCTACCCTACCAAAGCTCTCACTCCCTTCCCCAACCAATTCCCTAGGATTGCCCCCCATCCTCGTATCCACTTTATTAAATTTCGATGTGTCCTCTCGTATATCAACATTGACTTGAATATTCCTTGTATTTTTTAGGGTAGGATCGTCTTGAAGTTCTTTAACAGTCTTTTGCCATTTTATGGCAATCCAATCATCATGGTCTATATTATGGTCCTTGGAACTGGGATCTCGAAGTACGTCAAGAGGGGAGACTCTCTGTACAAAAATAGACTCCTCCTCAATTCTATCAAGGAATGTGCCCGGACTTATCTCATCTTGCAGGACTTCAAGATCATATCCCACCATGATATAACCAACAGGACAGATGAGGGCATCAATTATGGCCTTATCAGTCTCTCCCTTAACATTAAGCTCTTCAAACAAGAATTGAGACAATATTTCGACCCGTTGGACCAAAATTGAACTATCCACGGGCTGTCCTTGGTAGAAAAATTGAGATTTTCGAGGCTTTGCGAAGATTTTGGGACGATTTTGGGCTATGGAGGGCTTGATTGTTTGTACGGCTGTAAAGACCATATTATCAACAATCTCATTATTGTACATTTCCCTCGAATCTTCCGCCATATGAGTCCACTGACTTCCCTTGTAATAATTACGGAATAGTTTAGTGGGCTTTTCCATAACCTTCTCATGTTCTTCCCTTGCATGAGAGATTTTGGCTTTCCAATCGTCTATGTTTTCTTTAGGCATT